CTACGCCTATAAACTTAAACTCTCCAGAGCAACTATCGCAGGTTATCTTTAGTCGTAAGATACACAACAAAAGAGAATGGTCAGACTTGTTTGAGTACGCCGATAAACCAGAGGACTACAAGTCAATCATAGCAGCTAACAGTAACCTGATGTTAAAGACTATACCCCTACACTGCAGTACATGTGATGGTAAGGGTAAGACCTTCAAGACTAAGAAGGATGGTACACTATTCAAGAAAGGAAACGTATGTAAAGATTGTGGTGGCAAAGGCTACCGACTTAAAGAAACTAAAGAGATGGCAGGGCTAGGGTTTAACCCACCGCCAAGTAGAAAATGGATAAGCTATAATGGCTTCGCAACAGGAAAGGATAAACTAGATGCGCTTATTGCAACCGCTAGTAACAATGGGATGGATTCAGCAAAGAGGTTCTTACAGGATGTTAAAAGGCTTAGTGCTATTAGCAGTTATCTCAGTAGCTTTGTGGATGGTATTTCAACCTACACTAAACAAGACGGATTTCTCCACGTCAACCTTACCCAGCACATCACCAGTACAGGTAGATTCTCTGGACGAAACCCCAACATGCAAAACATGCCTAGAGGTGGAACCTTCCCCGTAAAGCGTGTGTTTATCTCTCGCTGGGATGGCGGTCAGATAATGGAGTGTGACTTTGCTCAGCTTGAGTTTCGTGTCGCAGCTTTCCTTGCACAAGACAAGGTTGCTATGGAAGAGATTGATACGGGGTTCGATGTACACAGCTACACTGCTAAGGTTATCAGTGATGCAGGGCAACCTACGTCACGTCAAGATGCCAAGGCCCATACCTTCGCCCCTCTCTTTGGGGCAACAGGGTATGGCAGAAGTAAAGCAGAGGCTGCGTACTACACACACTTCACTGAGAAGTACAAAGGCATAGCTGAGTGGCACAAGAAGCTAGGCAATGAAGCTGTTAGGTTTAACAAGATCACTAACGTAAGTGGTAGGCAGTACGCCTTCCCTGATGTTACACGTAGGCCTAACGGTACGCCATCTCACTTCACTATGATTAAGAACTACCCTGTTCAAGGCTTTGCTACAGGTGATGTAGTCCCGGTTGTTCTTAACGAAATGGATGATAGACTTAATAGTTATCACTCATGCATTGTAAATAGTGTGCATGACTCTATGGTTATAGACGTACATCCAGATGAGAAAGATCAAGTATTACAAATAGTTAGCGACCTCAATGACAACCTTGGTAGCTTGATTGAGAGAGCCTACAATGTAAAGATGAATGTACCTATGTTATTAGAAGCTAAGATAGGTAACAATTGGCTTGACACAGTAGACGTTTAGTGATATAACATGGCTTCTAACTTAATTGAAAGGACATAGAATGAATAACGTAGTTCCACTAAGTGTACAGAATATGAACCTAGCAGATGCAATGGGTTTTTCTTCTGGTACTGGTACATCTAAACCAACATCAGACTTGTATCGTGTGACCACAGGAGTGATCCAAGAAGTAGTAGACGGTAAGGTAGCTAACTCACCTGTCTTCAAGATCAAGAAAGGAGATGATGAGTTCCTTAGTCGGTCAATCAGTGTACGCTTCTTTGTTGAGCGGCAACGGTGGCAGAAGTGGGATAGTGCAGTCAATGCTTTCCAACGTACTGTGATGTCTACTAACTTAAACGCAGACCTAAAGGATACACTAGGTACGTTTAACTTAGGCCGACCATCAGGGTACATCAAAGACTTTAACGCATTGCCTAAAGACCAGCAAGACTTTATCCGTAGTGTTAATCGTGTAAAGGTTCTTATGGGTATGGCTACCTTTGGTGACACCTTCACAGAAGATGGCGAAGATGCTGTAGAACACAACGGTGAAGTGCCTGTCGTGTTTGATGTAAAGAACAGAGAAAGCTTGAAGTCTTTGGATGAAACTATCGGTAAGCTTATGACTAAGCGTGTATCACCAGTTGAGAACTTGATAAGCCTAACCCCTGAGACACGATCCATGCCTAACGGTAATATGTTTGCAGTTATCAGTGCATCATTAGGTGCTACCGTAGGTTTCTCTGATGGTGATAATGATACGCTAGGTAACTTTATTGATTACGTTGAGCGTAACAACGAGTACATTCTTAACAAGTGGGAAGAGTTAAACGTGGAGCGTATCTCTGATGAAGAACAAGATATTGTTTCCAAGATCGTTGACGTGCAGGACTTTGAATAATGCAGCACGTAGCGGAGATAGCAATACACTCTTTTCTTCGTGATGTCCTAGACGGTAAAGCTTCCATGCCACCTTCAGTTATCTCAGAGGTAGCTGCTGATGTGCAGGAAGCTCTTACCAAACAGTTTCAGGATGATGCTAAGAAGCGTGAGTTCAAACTACGGATGTCCAACATTGGGCGTCCTACCTGTCAGCTATGGATGCAGAAGAACCATCCTGACGTAGCCGAAGCTAAGCCTGTGTCTTTCAAGATTAACATGTTGATAGGCGACATAATAGAGGCAGTGTTCAAAGGTATCCTACGTGGAGCTAAGGTACACTTTCAAGACAACGGAAAAGTTACACTAGATTTAGGTAATGGCAAGGAGATTAGCGGAGAGTATGACATGATACTAGACGGTAAGGTAGATGACGTAAAGTCTGCATCGCCGTGGTCTTATGAGCATAAGTTCCAAGACTTCCCATACGCTAAGTAAAGACGATACCTTTGGTTACGTATCACAACTCGTAGGTTACGCCAAGGCTGCTGATAAAGAAGTAGGTGGTTGGTGGGTAGTCAACAAGTCAAACGGCGACTTCAAGTATGTCTCTGCCAGTGAGGTAGATCAAGACGAAACCTTGAAGAAGATCGAAGACACCTATGACTACATCAACAATGACGAACCCTTTGAGCGTTGCTTTGAGCCTGTGCCTGAGACTTACAGAGGTAAGTTTAGTGGCAACATGAAACTGTCTAAGACGTGTGGGTGGTGTGACTTCAAGCATAAGTGCTGGCCTACACTACAGGCTCTACCTTCTAAGGTTTACAAGGGTGGTAAGACACCCCCAACAGTGGAGTATGTATCCGTTGCCCAAGCCAAAGAGGAAGCATAACCCAAGAAGGTATCGCAGTGGACTTGAGCGTGAGGTTGCTGCGTACCTCAAAGACAAACAACGTATGGTCAGGTACGAGGTTCTAAAGATAGAGTGGGAAGACCTACGATATAGAACCTACACGCCTGACTTTATGCTAGATAACGGTATCATCATAGAGACTAAGGGTATCTTCGATAGTGAAGACAGACGTAAACATTTAGAAGTACGTAAGCAACACCCTCATCTAGACATACGCTTCGTGTTTAGTAATTCTATGGCGAGACTATACAAAGGCTCTAAGACTAGGTACTTCCAGTGGTGTGACAAGAATGACTTTCTTTGGGCGCACCGTGTCATACCTGAGGATTGGCTTAAAGAGAAGGGCAGAGTAATAAAGAGCAAGAGGATTGTCTTAAAAGAAAAGGTAGATAAATGAAACGTTACATAGAAGAAGATGAAGTTGCCTTGATATTGAAACCTGCAAGTTTTGATGAGCAAGGTTGGACAGGAGAGCTAAGCACAGGGCTGTTGGTAGGTGAGTTGAAAAACCTACACATGGAAGACGCAGCGTACCTTGTACATTTAGCTACGCTTATGGGTGCGTTCTTACATAAAGCACAGCTTGATGATGACCTGTATGAGGAAGTAGAAAGTTACAGGAATGATCAGATGGGTGTTGACAATCCTTTAGAAAAGAGGTATGAAGAAGTAGAAGGGACAGACGGTAAGGTACTAAAGCTTACACGTTTTACTAAAACATTAGGGAGTGCTTAAATGTCAGACTACGATCCAGTAAGTAAACCTATGCATTACGCATTGAGTGGTATAGAATGTATTGATTATATCAAGGAAAGATTAACACCTGAAGAGTTTAAAGGATACTGCCACGGCAACCTTATTAAGTATCAACACAGGCACAACTACAAAGGCAAGCCTATAGAAGACATGGAGAAGGCAGAGTACTACTTGGTCAAGATGATAGAGACAATGAGGGAGATGCATAAATGAACAAGAAGTTCAGTGTCACTTTTGTTGTTGAGGTTGAAGAGGATGGCAACATCCTATCCTTAGTTGAGGATGCACACACAGAAGATATATATGACTTGATACACAACACCTTCCATGACATAGACGACATAGAGATAGATAAGTTACAAGTAAAGGAGAGATGGTAATGATTACGCAAGATGACATTGATGCGTTCAAAAGGTTCAACGATGTAGACTACTTATTAAACGAGTATCAAGACATGGCTGCAGCTACTGCAATCTACAAAGCAGAACATCAAGTAATCTACCCTGCTCTGGGCTTAGCTGCGGAAGCCGGGGAAGTTGCAAATAAAGTAAAGAAGATTATGCGAGATGGTACGTTTGATCGTGAGGGTATTGCAGATGAGGTAGGGGATTGCCTGTGGTATATTGCTGCACTGTGTCGTGATCTAAACGTAGAGATGTCAGTAGTAGCTAAGAACAACATAGCTAAGCTAAAGGCACGAAAAGAAAAAGGGACACTTAAAGGAAGCGGAGACAAGCGATAATGGATAACTACTTACCAACAGACTACCAATCATTTATACACAAATCTAGATACGCAAAATACTTTGATGGTAAGGGGCGAGAGTCTTGGAGTGATACGGTAGAGCGCTACATGGATAATGTGGTACGCCCTAAGATAGGTGATGACTCTTACGTAAACAAGATACGTGATGCCATACTGAACCTAGAGGTGATGCCCTCTATGCGAGCCATGATGACTGCTGGACCTGCACTAGACCGTGACAACACAGCAGGGTACAACTGTAGTTACTTACCCGTAGATGACCCTAAGTCCTTCGATGAGGCTATGTTCATATTGCTCTGTGGCACGGGAGTTGGCTTCTCTGTTGAACGGCAGTTCATCTCTAAGCTCCCCGAAATCCCCGACCTCTACGATAGTGAAACCGTCATCGTTGTCAGGGACAGTAAGGAAGGTTGGGCTAAGTCTTTCCGTCAATTGCTGGCACTCCTCTGGGCTGGTGAGATTCCTAAGTGGGATGTCTCTAAGGTTCGTCCTGCAGGTGCAAGACTTAAAACTTTTGGCGGTAGAGCCTCAGGCCCAGCGCCTTTGGTTGAACTGTTTAACTTTGCAGTGCAGACATTTAAGAACGCCCAAGGGCGCAAGCTGTCTAGCATTGAGTGCCATGACCTGATGTGTTTCATTGGTCAGATCGTAGTTGTAGGTGGTGTACGCCGTAGTGCTATGATCTCTCTGTCTAACTTGAGTGATGATCGTATGCGTCATGCTAAGTCAGGGCAGTGGTGGGAGACTGCAGCCCATCGTGCCTTGGCGAACAACTCTGTGTCGTACACTGAGAAGCCAGATATAGAGACATTCATGCGTGAGTGGACTGCACTGGTAGAATCTAAGTCAGGTGAAAGAGGAGTGTTTAACCGTGAAGCTAGTAAGAAACAAGCATCTAAGAATGGTAGGCGTGATACTGAACACGAGTTTGGAACCAATCCGTGCAGTGAAATCATTCTTCGTCCGTATGAGTTCTGCAATCTTACAGAGGTGGTTGTACGATCCACTGACACGATTGAAGACTTGGAGCGAAAAGTCAGATGCGCCACTATACTTGGGACAATCCAAAGCTCGTACACAAAGTTCCCCTACCTCAGAAAAATCTGGCAGAAAAACACAGAAGAAGAACGGCTCTTAGGTGTATCTCTTACAGGTATCATGGACAACCGACTACTAACCACAAAGAATAGAGGGTTAGATAAAACGCTAGAGCATCTAAAAGATGTAGCTATTATCACAAATGCTGAATGGTCACATCGTTTAGATATACCTCAGTCTACAGCTATAAGCTGCGTCAAGCCAAGCGGTACGGTGTCACAACTTGTTGACAGTTCAAGTGGGATACACGCACGTCATAGCCCCTACTACATTCGCACTGTACGTGGAGATAACAAAGACCCACTAACGCAGTTTATGATTGATAGCGGCATACCCAACGAGCCTTGTGTGTTTAAGGGTGATACTACAACGGTGTTCAGCTTCCCTGTCAAGTCACCCCAAAATGCAGTAACTCGTGATGATATGACTGCTATCGAACAACTAGAAACATGGCTTACGTATCAGCGTCACTGGTGTGAACATAAACCTAGCGTGACAATCTCTGTGCGTGACAATGAGTGGCTAGATGTAGGTGCATTCGTGTACCGCCACTTTGATGAAATGTCAGGTGTGTCTTTCTTGCCACACTCTGATCATACTTATCAGCAAGCACCTTATCAAGATTGCACTAAGGAAGAGTATGAAGTAGTATTAAGTTCAATGCCAGATAGAATAGATTGGTCTAAGCTCTCTGAGTATGAACAAGAAGACAACACTGTGGCAATGCAGACAATGGCTTGCTCTGGTGATGTGTGTGAAATAGTAGACCTAACATAAAGGAGATTATTATGGTTGAAGCATTTCAGTTTTTAGTAACAGCAGTTATTGGTTTTGGTATCGTAGATTCCATTGTAGTACCTGCTGTAACATACGGAGTTGACTTAGTTAAGTCGGTCTTATGAAGTGGATACTAATATTTATTATGTTTAATAATGGTATGCACCACGTACAGAGCCAGCCTATAATGTATCACGACTACGATAGATGTAAGCTGGCTGCTGCAAAAATCAGGAATCTTTTAAACGACACAAAGCCTAATGAAACATCTTACTCCCTAGCATTTTGTGTATCCGTACCTGAAAATGTCTGAGAGCAAGTTAGAACAAGAGGCAAAAAGATTCTTACAGGGAAGAGACAATGACGGTGATGTTGAAAAGCTACGCAAGGAGTTGATCCTATTACTTGAAAGGTTTCTACAACAACTAAAAAATAAGGGGGCTTAGTTGCCCCCTCTTTTTGTGTCAGTACTTTGTTTCTAGATGCTCTATGTAAGAGTTGAACATCATTAGTTCTCGCATACTACTGAAGTCTCTAACCTCGTTCACATCTACCCCACGTTCACGCATCATCTCCATAGCTTTCTGTCGGAGAAACTTATCGCCTTTCCGAGAAGCTTTATACTTCTGGCTTTCAAAGTACTTCGTACCTGACGTAGCATCTAGGTGTTCACGAACTAACTTCCTACTAGGATTAATAACATACTCTTTGATCAACTTCCTACGCTCATCTATGTTAGCCTCTAAGAATCTTTTATTTTTTAATAGCGTATTCATGCGTTTCTCTAGCACTGGTGCAATGGTAGTGTTAAACACCTTGTCGTACTCAGGTATCTTTGTACGCATGTCTTGTGTCCAAGCTTTCATCTCAGCCATAGAGTACGCTTTCTCTGTAGCTGTGCGGCCTTGCTTGATAGTAAGACCAAAGATTTTAGCCAACGGGTTAGGGTCGTACACCTCGCCTTCTCTACTGGCTACACGTAACTGCTCCCCCTTGACTGTCTCAATCTCATCAGAAAAAGCACCAAGAATATTATCAAAGTATCTTGTTGCAGCTTGAGTAAATATCTTTCCACCTTCAGCTTGCCGTATATCTTTTGAGTAGTCTGTACCGTTTACAAAACCTACTGCTTTATTTACAAAGTCTAGAGGTCTAGTAACACCTGCAGCAATATTACCACCTGCTTTGAACAACGCTTCTAGTGTATCGTTTTTAGGGTTAGGAATAAAACTACCATCACTCTCTTTACCAAAACCTCTAGACATGTAATCACCTACGCTACGCAAGTCATTACCAAACTGTACATCCCTTGCAACTTGTCCTATGGCAAGCTGTTCAGTCATGTCTGTAAAGTTCTCCTGTGTCGCTTCACCCTTACGAAGCCTATTGAAGTACCTACCTGTAGCTAAGAAAGAAGAAAAAGGGAAGGCGTTCTTAACATCTATCTTTGTACCACCTACACCCTCTACTATATTGTAGTCTAGTCCTTTCTTTTCTTGCTCTTCAGAGAACTGCATTGCAAGAGCTAAAGCACCTGTGCCTACAACACCTCTAGACATAGCTTCCATATTACTTATATTACGCTTCTCTGTTTTATATATAGCTCTCATAGAATCTACTAAAGCCAGAGGTGACCACTGATATGTTGTAGCTACAACGTTATTCATAAACCTACCAAAGGGTAACACGGTTCCAATCAAGGGTGTGTTAGATATACCTTCAATCAGTTTAGCTGCTCCACGTATTAGCTCTGGTTGATCCTTTGTAGTATAATCTTTAGAAAACACAGAACGCATAGTTGTATCAATAGCTGCACCTACAACATCATCATCAATCAATCCCATGTCGTTTGACTTGAGAACATCAGCAAGTGTTCTGTCGTGCTTGAGCCTGAGATACTTATCCATCTCTGTCATAAACATCTGTGACTTAGTGAAGGTGTCTTGAATACGAACACCAGTGATAGTAGAAGCTGCATTAGTTAAGTTTTCTATACCAAACCTACCGTACAAAAACTTATTGTTCTCGCTCATGTTGTATCTTTTAGATGAGGCTTCTGCAGCATTACCTATAGTTTCAAACAAAAGTTTCTTTGCATCTTGGTTCTCATCTAAAAAGCGCATATAGACATCATGGGTAGTCTTAGCGTCCATAAAGTTACGCATCTTCTGCCCTTGTATAGCACGATACACGTTAGCTTTTTTCATCATTTTTGCAGCTTCTTCAGGATTAGTCAAAGACTTTGCACCTGCAAGGACGCTATACGTAGCAAAACTACTCATGTCAGCAACAGACTGAAGTATGCTATATGTAGCAAAACCTTGTACGTTAGCCATAGTTGTAGCAGGGGATGAAACAAGTAGACGCTTCCATATGCTTTGCCCATAAGCGAAAGGCCTAGACTTCTTAGCTTCTGCGGCCTCTTTACCCATAAGCTCTCTGGCTTCTGCAGATGCTATGTCACTTACAAGTCTGTCGTTACCTGCAACTACACCACCATGTAGCGCACGTCTGACCTGCGACATGACTGAAAGAGTGGAACCTGCTCTACTAATATCTGCAGCAAGAACATCACCTATAGTCATACCTAAATCTGCTGTGTCACTTAGGTCAATATGTATTACCTCTTTGAGAGACTTACTCAAGTCCTGTAAGTCCTCTTGTGGCATGTAGCGTATTACATTGGTCATAATGTCTGACACAGTTGTGCTTCTTTTAGGGTGCACACCACTATCTTTTAGTAGCTTAACTAACCCACCTATCTCATCAGGCTTATCGCCTAGCATGATAGTTTTTAGTAAGCTCTCAGGTACAGCAAGGTTCTCTAACTTTCTACCACCACGCTCTACCTTATCCACCCAATTAGTAAAGTTCTTTTTGATAATCTTGGCAGCTTCTTTCTGTGCTTCTTTCCTAAGCAAAGGCTTGTCCATTGTTTTACTTTTAGCTACACTTATCTTAGCTAGTATATCTTTGTATTCTACGCTATCCTCGCCAAACTCTTCAGCAGCTTTAGCTAAACGCTCTTCTAAGTTAGCTATCTGATTCAAGGCTTTTTTATGTGGGTGGTCTTCTACAAAACGCTTGATGTCAAACGTATCCATAGCCTCGCCTAGCTTACCTGTACCCGTCATAGCCTGACCTGTTAAGTGGAACGCACCACCCACACCACCAAGCAAACCTGCTAGAATGGTTTCAGTTCTACTGTACTTCTCTTGTGCGCCAACATCAAGGTAAAGGTCTTGTATAGCATCAGCTTGCACCATAGCTATGATAGCGTCTGCAGATGTTGTTCCTAATAACCCGTATATACCGCCTATACGCTCACGAGGTTTTAATACTTCTTTCTTAGCTTGAGCGCCAGCCTCTGCAAGAACCTCACGTCTGGCTCTGATGGCTGCAGCATTTACAGCATCACTGGTTACTTTTTTATTGGCAGCATAGCCTACCATCTTCTTTGTCATAGATTCTGCAGCTTCAGCACCTGCCTTCTTAGCGGCCTCTTTGGTCGCACCATTCAGCATAGCTCTTTTAGCAGCCTTGTCTGCTGCAGCCTTTAGTGCAGCTTTGCTTGATGAGGTAACACCCATAGCTGCAGCCTTACCTGCACCGCCAGTAAGAGCGCCAATGTAATTTGTAGGGTCTGTTACTGCAGCAAACACATAATCTTTTACACCATCAACTGCACCAAAGAAACCATCGTTAGTCCACATGCTTTCTAGGCTGTCATACAGATCATATGCTTCCTTTGCAGCCTTCTTATCTAAGTCATTACCCTTAGATACAAACATGACTTCACCTGCAGTAGACAAGGTATTGGTGTTGAACCAACGCATGTGATCTACAAAATCTTCTACAAGTTTCTCATCTTCTGCATCTTCGTAGTCAACACCTTTGTTACGTGTCATGTATTCACGAATGATATTCTTATTTCTGTAGCTGTATAAGTCTTTCTTTTTTAGCTTAGACTTTGCAGCTTCTTCATCCTTGTCGAATATTTCTTGGCTACCCACACGAGTAGGTGTAGTATTGCTTACCTGCTTGCCTTGCGAGGGAACAAGCGCAATACCTGTAGCCTGTTTGTAAAAATCCTCAAAGTTAAACTCTGTCATATTATTACTTACCATACATTTTTATGAGGTTGTCTAGGATATCTTGAGTTAGGCTAGTACCCACATTATTTTCTTTTGCCCAGCGTTTAAAGGCAGAGGGTAGACTTTTAGGTGTCGATCTTTGAAACTCTGATAAAGAAGAGTTCCATTCTTTTATAGTCTCTTTCATTTCATCTTCAGTGTAGCTATCCGACACTTCTTCTGCGTCTTCCTCTACATCACTGGAAACATCTGGTTTATCTACTAAAGATTTACGTTGATCACCCATAGGTGTGAAGAGTCTCTCAAGCGCTTTTTTGCCCTTAGTCTTTCTGCGCTTTTCTGGATCATCATCCACCATGATAGTTACATTTTTACCTATCTGTACTTCAGGTATAGCTGATAGGTCTTCACCTTTTACTCTGAATGTACCAAGCATACCTTTTATTTTTATTAAGTAGGTAGCGTTGACAGGGTTATCGTATATAGCAACAGACGGGTCAGTAAACTCTTCAGTTGTACGTGTGTCGTCATCGGCACTAGGTAGCATTGAATCATTAGGTAAACCTAGAGCGTCCAAAGTATCACTTGCTATATCTGAAGGTTCAAGAGTTGATGTTCTTATAACGTTTTTGAACAGGCCTTGATCCTGCGCTACGGAAAACGCTCTTTCTACAGCGTCTTGGTTTGGTATAGTAACACCATTTAGTGTACCTGCTGTTGGATTTCCATTATCATCAAACGTAAAGTTATATGTTATTATCTTACCGTCAGGTGCTTCAACTTTTTGTTCATCCCCATAGCCATCTCTAATGATAAACTCTGAAATCTTTTTATCTATGTCATTATCTTTTTCTTTTACGGAAACATACTTAGAATATATGTCAGGGAAGCGCTCTTTTATTTTGAGGCTGGGATCATTTAAGAACTGCTGACCGTAAGGCATTGATGCGTATCTTTGTACGACACCCTCTTGTATTGATGCTATAAGATTTTTTCTAGCCTCACTGTCTACGTCCGTAGCATTAATGTCACTTTCTCTGTTTCTCAAAGCTTGCGCTAAGTCTGCCTCAAAATCTCCTGCTACCCTTACAGAGTCGTAATCTACGCCGCCAAACGTAGCGTAAGAACCGGGAAGCAGACTATCATAAGCCTCTTGTGAAGCTAACTCATTTAAATCTACGATAGAGTAACCCTCAAAGTAAGCGTCTTTATCTAGCTCTGCCCTAATAGCTTCTTGCTCGTCAATACCAAAAGCTCTTTTAAAGATACCCCTATCAGGTGGCTCTACGCTACCTAGTGTTGGTTTTGTTAAGCCATAAGAACTCTTAATAAAGTCATTAAGGGTAAAGTCTTCACCTAAATCTTCTCTCATTAATTCAGGTGTATCTATAAGAGACTGGGTTTGTGATTCTGTGAAGCGACTAATGTTGTTTCTTTTAGCGTAGCCTATAACCTCATCTGCAAATGTAAACAAACCATCAGGGCCAGAGGCTATAGCAGAAGCTATTTGGGCATCTGTAACACCTAGTCTAGTCAGTTGGTTAGCTTTACCTACAGCAAGATCAGCTAAGGCTTTACGTTTTTGTATTTGCGCTTTTGATTTCTCAGCATCAGCAACAGCTTTGTCTCTGTAGTTTTGCGCACGTCTACGGCGTTCAGCCATTTGTTTGACTTGATCATCAAAAAAACCAATCTGAAATGCGTTCCAATTAAATGCCATCTATTTACCCTTTCACCATAAGCCCTTGCCCTTGCATTTCAGCAGGGGGTTGTTCTATACTTTCCTCTTGGGAGCCTACAAGTTCAGGAGTTTGCTCTTCCATTGCAACTTCTTCAGTCTCTTCTCTAGTCATATCTGCTTCTAGATACGTTGACATCTGTTGCAACATATCCGTACCTTCGTCTTCCCCACCCTGCTCTTTTGCTTTTTGAATGGCGCTGTTAATAAGAAGAGACATACGAGCACGTTCTCTGTCTTCCATTTCTTTTTTAACATCTCTATTTGAAAACTTGTAGTTTACCCCGTAGCTATCTGCTACAGCAGCGAAGAACTCCATGAGCGCTGGCGCAACTAACAGTCCTATATCAAGGCTGTGCTTTCCTCTCATAACACCTGCCATATACATAGATTCTACAAGAGGTTTTATTGCAACACCTGCTTCAAGGGCAATCATAAAGTCATCTATTACTTCTTGATTAGATAGTTTTTGCATATAGAAAGAAAGCGTTTCTTCTACGGTGTTTAACTCAGAAGGTCTTTCCCAAGGTCTTTCCCCCGGCTTACCTGAGGTGAGAGAGCTACCCGGTAAAGAAGCATTAAACATGGATGGTTGCATTTTATTTTCCTACTTAGTGAACCCTGCACCAAAGTACAGGCCTACGATTGCTGATACTATATGTGTGTCTAGTGGTGTGATTACAAAGCCCTGCGCTACCTTCCACTGTATTGCTTCATCAGGTCCAAACAACCAGTTAAGGAAACCACCTGTAGCTTCTGTGTATCCTACGTAAACACCAACCTCAGGATACCACACAGCGACTAGCTTTGGCAAGACAATAATGCTGAACACTGCAGATAATGCTATGATCCTACGTGTCCAAGCAAAGTGCTTGTCGTTCTTTCCTGCATCCCTAGCTGCATTAACTTGCTCTGCTCTGAACTGTGCGTTGGCAAGCATCATCTTGTTCTGCTCTTGGCGGTTCTTCATGCTCTGACCCCAGATAGACATGAAGCCACCTAGTAAGGTGGAGAAGAGCATGGTTATTAGTTCTAAGGGTAAGCCAAACACTATTGAGGTATTCCTGATCTAACAGAGGCATTTGGTAATTCATCTGAAACCTCAGATAGCTTATCTATTATTCCTGAGTAATACAACTCTTTAGCTACTCGATTATCCATTGCTTCGTCTTTGACTTTTTTAATAGTTCCGTCTGGTTGCTTAACATCTCTTGTTCTTCTCATTTCTTTGGCAAAAGCTTTAGGGTCTTCTGCAATAGCTGCATCTAAAACCTTATTCCATTCTGTTCCTGCCAGAACACCGCCTGTGTTAAAGGCTAATGACGATAATGCATTCTGATATTTAAAATTTAGTTGATCCCAAGAAGAACCTTTTTTTGCTAACTTACTATCCCAGCCGTTTTTTACAGTACGTGCTAAGTTTGTTTCTACTTCAAAGTCTTTTTTAAGTATCTCTCTTTTCTGTGCATCAGTCAAAGGTATGTATGTACCGTCAGCATTTTTAAACTTGATACCATGAATCATACCAGAATCTTTTTCAGATTGTTTTAACTTGTGTCCATACCCTACATCTAAATCGTCTGCAGCAGCACCTTCGTCATTACTTTGTACAGGTGTGTCACCGTGATCTGTTTCACCATACGTACCTATGTCATCATAAAACTGTGATGTTTTTTCTTTAATGGCTTCTTCTATAGGGCTAAAAGTAACGTCATCTACTGTACGAGATTTTTCTGGTGTCTCTCCTTTACTATCAAGTCTAGGACTCATCAACCCTTTCCCATCTGAGGAAGCTGCACCTCCATCAGCATTGTCGGTGTCAGGATCAATATCAGTGTCAGCAAGAGTAGTGCTTTCTTGTTCATCGGTTTCTTTTCCTCTGAGCATTCTATCTATTAGAATGTCTACTTCAAATCTGTTCTTAAGTGGACGCACTAACGACTGTGTTATGCCTTTGCTTTCCCTCAAAGATACTGCTTCTTCTGCAGACTTTTTTGCAAGCTCTTCCATTTGAGTTAAGAAATCGTTACTGTAGTCACCTCTATTCCTAATCTTTATAACGCTTTTCTCAGGGTCGTAGTCTTGAAGGTCACGGATGAAAGCATAGCGAGGTGTATTAAACCTATTCAGTAGTGTCTCAGAGTCTACCATAACGTCCGTTATTTCATTCGCCTCTTTTTCTACATAACTAGATGTAGGAGAATCATCTGCAGACCTAGACAACTGAACTATAAAATCCTGAACTACCTGCCTAGCTTTTTTAGATAGACTTTCATTGTCTTCCTGTTGTGCATTTGCAACAGTACGAGTGCCCGGTAAACCTGACATCAAGCCTGTGCGTACTGCCTCTTGTGCAGGTTGCTCTTCAAGCAAAGTATCAGAGAGAATACTCTTTATGAGTTCTTGTGTTGTAGTATCTTCCATGCGATCCTCTTAGTTTAATATGCCTTTAAAGTTACCCGAACCGAATAAAACATTAGTAAATAAGGAAGAAACAAATGAACCTGCTGACTTACCTCTTGCAACGTCTAGCTCACCGTCTGTTCTAATTTTCTCTAAGACTAATTCGTGATCTCTCTCAAGCTGTTTGCTGGCTGCACTATATGCGTACCCCATCAAGTCACGCTCTTGTTGCCACAACTCAGCCAAGCCTTGTATGGTTAGATTGTTAGCCGCCATAACCTCTGCCATGTTAGCCTCATTGAGTGCAGCAGTATTAGCTGTAGCAATAGTCTGTCGCCACACGGTGTTAGCTTGTGCAATAACCAGTTCGTTCTGTGCGTTAAACATATCACGCTGATTGTCAAGTTCAGCTTGGAACTTAGTCATGGTGTTCTCTTCACCTGCGTTGAACTGCTCCATAGCATTAGACTGTGCTACGTTAAACTGATTAACGTTGTTTGCAAGGCTTTCATAGAACTGATTAACTTGGTTAATACTTTCAGCGTTAAACTGTAGTTGTGCATTCTCTGCAGCTTGATCTGAGAATACGCTTTGTACAAGTGACTGTGCCTCAAACATAACAGCTTGCTGCTCATTGTCTAGGTTAGCCATATCCATGAAGGCTTGTGCTTGTTGTGCTGCAGCTTGTTGTCTGTTGTTGAGGTTAGCCATGTCAACGTCTGTGAGTGCAGCACAGTCAGCTAGTAGTTTAGCTTGCTCATTATTGAGGTTAGCCAAGTCTACGGACATAGCCATCTCAGAGTTACGCAGTGCTCTTGTCTGCGACTCTGTAAAGTTCATGTTAGCAATCTCAGCAATACGCTCAGACTTAATTACAGCAACCTGTTGTTTATTTGTAAGTTCCTGCCCTTTCATTGCAGCTTCGATCTGTGCATTAGCTAAAGCAGTAGCTTGGCGGTTAGACATCTCTTCCATGCTAACACTGAGTTTATTAGTTGTATTAAATAACCTAGCTTGTTGCTCGTTGCTAAGTTCGATCTGACGTTCTTCTAGTACAGCAGATACGTTGAAGATAGATGCTTGCTGTCTGTTATCTAGAACTTTACCTTGCATAGTAGAATCAGATACAAACTCTTGTACAACAGCCATTTGCTTATTGCTTACAGTCAGGTTATTAGCTTCTGCATAAGCTGTCGCTCGCATAAACTCTGCTTGTTGTTTGTTGTCTAGTACCTTGCCTTGTAGAGCCGCACGTAGTTGTGCGTTAGCTAACTCAGTCTGCTGAAAGTTAGATGCATCTTGGATAGCTACCTCAGATAGTTGTGTAGACTGCAGTACCAAGGCCTGTTGCTCGTTATTTAAAGTTAGATCGTGTACATCAGCAAAACGGGCTGCGTTAAACAACATAGCTTGCTGTCTGTTATCTAGTACTTTATCTTCAGCAGATGCTTTGATCATAGCGTCTTGTACAAACGCTTGTTGTTTATTGCTTAGATTAATATCGTTCACTTCAGCGTAGCGTGTAGCACGTAGTACTTCAGCTTGTTGTTGATTATCCAACACTCTACCTTGTAGTGCTGCTCGCATCTGTGCGTTAGTAAGCTCTGTCTGTTGGCGATTAGACAGGTTAGACATCTCAATATCAAGTGTCTGTACAGATTTCTGTAGAGCTACCTGTTGTTCGTTGTTTAGATTGATATCGTTAAGTTCAGCGTAACGTGCAGCATTAAATAGTTGTGTCTGTTGACGGTTACTTAATACCTGTCCTTCTAGTGCAGCCCGTGCTTGAAAGTCCTGCATAAACGATTCTTGCTTAGCTGTAGCGCTAAACTGTGCAGCTTCAAACATCTGTGTGCTTGATATCATCGCTACTTGTTGTGCGTTAGTTAATTCCTGCCCTGCGATAGCCGCACGTACCTGAAGATTAGACAAGGCAGTTTGTTGTTTACCTGACAAGTTAGCCATCTCTACGGACAAGTTCTCGCTAGACATCTGTAGCAAAGACTGCTGTGAGTTAGACAAGTTGATGTTGTTTACTTCAGCATAACGTGCAGCATTAGCTAAAGCTGTTTGCATACTTACATCAATAGTCTTTTCTTGCAAACCATACTTAAACTGTGCTTCAGCTAGTACTGCAGCCTGTGTATTAGACAGGCTTTGTGACTGTAATGCAAAAGCATTGGTGCTATCTTGTAAAGCAGCTTGTTGTGCATTGCTAAGATTAGCTAAAGCCATGTTGTTCTTAGCTGCAGCGTTAGTGATAGCTACCTGTTGACGGTTAGATAAGTTTTGCATGTCCATAGAAGCAAACGCTTGTGCATCTTGTGCAGCAATAGGTATAGCAGCTTCCATAGTAGCCTGTACAATAGCTGCACCTGCCATAGAACTACCACCTAGTCCTCGTGCAGCCATAGCAGCATTAGCGGCTCTCATAGCCCCTGCAGCCCATGCAGGTGTACCATCATTAAACTGATCCATAAGCTTAGCCATCTGGCCTTGCACAGTAGACAGACTAGACACAGTGCCTTGTGCAGCCACAGCCTCTAGTGCAGCAGAGAAGTTACCCTGCGCTACCTGTGTTACAGCTTGGTCATTAAGCGTATCCATAGTAGCGCCTACAACGCTAACGGCTTCAGCCACTACGACTTTATCAGCATTAATGATTTCATTTTGTATGTCTACGTTACCACTAGCTGCATCAATTACAGACTGGTAGGTAGACTCTATGTCACTTGCTTGGGGAATCTCATCAGCTTTAGCTGCATCTTCTATTTCAGTAGGTGTTAGAGTGGCAGCATCAGGCGTACCTAAGTTGTAGTTTGTTTGTGCTGAAGCTAATTCACTCTGTGCAACTTCATCAGTCTCTGCTTTAATGTCTGGCTGGAAGTTAGATGTAATGTTCTTTGCTTGCTCTGCAGTAAGACCTAAGCCTTGTGCTTTAGCAATCTCTTCAGTAGTAACGTCACGGGAGGCTTGTTCCGTTTTTACTGTTACATAATCAGTAATAGCTTTACCTAGTTGCTCTTCCGTAATAGTACCTTTAGCAAACGCTAGTCGTGCTTCATATGCTACTTTAGCAGCTTGCGCTTGCTCTGGGTTAAGATTATCACCCATAGCTTTTGCTAGTTCATCGTCTGTAACCTCACGTTCTACAGCAGGAATATTACCCAAAGCATAATCTGTCTCAGCAACCGCTTCTGGGGTTTCACCTACAAACTTTGCAGCATCAGCCTGAGGCACAGCACCTTCAAGCTTTGCGGCATCTGATGTCGTATATTTATCAAAGAGTGCCGCATCTGGTTGTTCGCCATCTTGTAAGCTACGAACTACTTGTGTTACTTCACGAATAGTATCTAGTGAAGCTGGGTCTTTAAATCTACCTTTAAGCTGCTCTAACTCTTCAGGTTTCATCGTTGCAGCATCCATCAAAGCTTTATCTGATGGTGAACCTGTAGCTGCAGCAAAGTCAGACAGTGCTGCTTTAACATCAGCGTTAGACTCTATAGCATCGTATGTTTCTGTAGAAGCCTTAGCTGCATCTTGTTCAACCTGTGCTTGCTGTGATGCGTAGTATTCGTCTATGTTTTTTTGAATACCTTCAGGTAAAGGTATTACCATAGGTACAGCATAAGGATACGGTGGGTACTTCTCTAAACGCTCTTCCCTAGACAGACCTTCTAAATAAGCCCGTGATCTTTTAACTGCAGGGTTCTCTACATTATCTGCAGCTTGTGCTTGCTTAACGAAAAGAGTAAGCGCATCAGCTACCTGACCTGTTGTACTATCAATAAGCTGACCATCTTTAACTTCCAAGCCGTACACTGTAGGCTGAGCTAGGACAGCACTAGGTGTAGATATAGCTTTACCCAAAGCTTCACCAGTAGAGGGTACGTCTGTAGTCTCAAACCTTTTCTGGGCTGTGCTTACAGCAGCCTGTGTTTGTGTAACTGTTAGGTCAGCATCTTCTACTGCTTTTTGTAAAGCTTCGTAAGCGTCCTTGTCTGCTTGCGGTG